GGCAATATATTCTTGCTGCAATGCAAAATGTCAGGCCATGCGGGGGCAAAAAAAAGGGCGATACCCCGCACGATCGCGGCCTCTCATTTCATGTGTTAAATACTACCTTCCAACACACAGCCAGCAGTGAGGTTCTATGGCAAAGTTGACGAAAGTGAAGCAAGAGCAAGTAGAGCAGTTAGTGACAGATGGTCATAGCTTAGTACAGGCTTGTTCATTAGCTAATGTTAATCGTTCTATGCTTTACAAGCGTATGGGAGAGGATAGCGAGTTTGAGAGTGCTATTCGTACAGCGCAGCGGCAGAGTGCTGAGAAGGCGTTAGAGGAACTTGATGAGTTGTACAGTGATGCCCTTCACAAGCGTAAGGACTATGATCCTAATGTCTTGCGTGATTATGCTACTCATGTAAGGTGGAAGGCATCAAAGATTATATCTGACCGCTATGGTGAGGCTAAGAGTAGGGCTGGTGTAGAGGTTAGTGACGGTACGGTTCGCATTGTTTGGGAGACTTCGGAGGCTATTGAGGGATAATATACCAATATTCGTGTGTATAGGGTTTGGTATATTCGTATATTTTTAATGGATGATGTTGTAACTTCCCTAAAAAGCCGTATAGCGTTGTTCAAGTTGGAACATTCATGGGTGTGGGATGCAGATAAAAATACCGTACAAGCCAAGGGCGTTACAGGCAGAGATGCACCAGAGCGTAAAGCGTTGGAACGTACTGGTGATGCACAGACGCTTTGGCAAGACAGTATGGGCTGTTAACCATCTTATTAAGCACGCTCTTACTTGTGAACTTCCCAGACCAAGGGTTGCGTTTGTAGCCCCTACCTTTACTCAGGCCAAGCGGATTGCTTGGGATTACGTCAAATACTATGCCGGTGTTATTCCAGGGGTTACGTTCAACGAAACAGAGTTGAGGGTAGACTTCCCTAACGGCTCACGTTTAATGCTTTTGTCTGCTGAAAATCCAGATAGCTTGCGTGGTATCTACCTTGATCTATGCGTGTTCGATGAATTTGGTATGCAGAACCCAAGGGTATGGGGGGAAGTTGTTAGACCGGCCTTGTCTGATAGAGAGGGGTCGGCTGTATTTCTAGGCACGCCAGCCGGACATAATCATTTTTTTGATCTACTGCAAACCGCTAAAGAGCAAACGGAAGAAGGCTCTGACCAATGGTATTGGAAGATTGCAAAGGCCAGTGAAACCGGCTTAGTTAAAGACACTGAGTTAGAAGCTGCCCAAGCGCAGATGACCCCAGAGCAATATGAACAGGAATATGAATGTTCGTTTACTGCTGCCATCATAGGGGCGTACTACGGCAAACTTCTATCTGATGCTGACGATGATGGAAGGATTGCAAGAGTTCCATATGATCCCGCTTACCCTGTACATACCGCTTGGGATTTGGGAATAAACGATTCAACAGCCATCTGGTTTGCCCAGATATTCAGAAGTGGAGCAATCAATGTTATTGACTACTATGAAAGCAGCGGTGTCGGGCTTGACCACTATGCTGAAATCTTGCGTCAAAAAGATTATCATTGGGGTGATCACCTTGCTCCTCACGATATTGAAGTTCGTGAACTTGGCAGTGGCAAAAGCCGACTTGAAACTGCGTTCAGTCTTGGCATCCGTTTCAGAGTAATACCAAAGATGAAGGTGGCTGACGGCATAAATGCAGCCAGAATGATGATACCTAAGTGCCACTTTGATAAAGACAAGTGTGGGCAAGGTATTGAAATGCTTAGACAATATAGGCAAGAGTGGGATGAGAAAAGAAAATCTTTCAGAGATCATCCAAGGCATGATTACACTTCTCATGCTGCGGATGCGTTTAGGTATCTGGCTGTTGGGATGGAGAATAGACAAGCTGTTGTTCGTCCACCGCAACAAATCGCGGTTAATGAGTACAATCCGTTTTCGCTATGACACCTACAAAAGAAGATATAGATGACATTTTATATCTGCTACAGCGCAGCAGTTACCATGATTGGTACAGTGTCAAAGAGGTCAACGATTATATTAGAACGCCGCTAATGCTTAATCAGTATATAATTTTAAGGGATGAGGGGCGTGTTCCATTAGTTTTTGCAACTTGGGGGTTTCCTAATAACAAACAAGTTTCAGACTATTTGCAGGATTTAAGGTTTCCACCAAATGCTTACGATGGTGGCGGAAATATACCTTGGGTGGTTGATCTAATTGCTGAAGGCGGGAAGCTTAATGTTGTGCTGGCTTTTCGTAAGATCAAAAGTGTGTTATCAAGTAAAGGGTATAACAAAGCTTTTTGGTTTCGTATTGAAACTCAAAAGCTGGGATTTCACGATTGGAGTTAGTCAATGGCGGCTGTTGTAAAACCTGTTAAAAAAGCAGTTAAAGGTGCAAAAAAGGTTGTGGGAGAGATTATTGAAGAAGTAATTGAAAAGCCAGCTAAGAAGGTCAGCAAGGAAACCTTCGATGTTGTCTTTAACACTACAGATGAAGAACGCCGCTTTATCCTAGGCGGTACCCCACCCCCAGAGCCAGAAATCACCCCAGAAGTAACGCCAGAGGTGGTTCCTGATGATGACACTGTAATTGGACGCGGCACACGCCGTACCAAACGTCCAGGTGGTGCTGGCACTATTATGGAAGAATATGGAGCTATTTCCGCAAAGCCAATCGCTAAAGCTGTAGAAAGGGCATAGCCATGTCATTCTTAAAGCCAAAGATTTATACACCGCCACCACCACCAGCCCCAGAGCCGATTGCAGAGCCGGACTACAAACGCGCTGCTGCGCTTTCTGAGGAAGCTGTAGCATCAGAACGCCGTGGGCGTAAGGGCAGGGGTTCTACTGTTATTGCTGGTGTTATGGGTGAACAAGTATCGCCAACAGGCGGCACAGGCACTAAGCCAACTTTATTGGGGTAGATCATGCAAGATGCAAAAGCCATCATATCGCGCTTTGAGAAGCTAGAAGGCGCGAGAGCAAATTGGGATACGCATTATCAGGAATTGGCAGATTATATGCTGCCACGCAAAGCTGATATTGTTCGCAAGCGTAGTCGTGGCGAAAAGCGTATGGAGTTGATTTTTGATGGCACTGCGCTGCAAGCTGTCGATCTACTAGCTTCATCTTTACATGGTATGCTTACAAGCGGTGCTACGCCTTGGTTCCATCTAACGCTAAAGGATGATGATCTGGGGCGTGATGAGGAAGTGCAAGCTTGGCTTGAAGACAGTAGCCAACGCATGATGCGTGCTATTACCACATCAAACTTTGAAACTGAAATCCATGAGATGTATGTGGATTTGGTCGTGTTTGGCACTGGCTGTATGTTTGCGGAGATGGACAAAGAAAATCTGCGCTTTAGCACACGGCACATTTCAGAGTTCTTTGTAGCAGAAGATCAGTACGGTATTGTTGATACTGTTTTCCGCAAATACAAACTGCCAGCGCGTCAAGCTGTGCAACGATTTGGCATTGAGAATGTAGGCACTTACATCCAAAGAGTACATGAGAAAAAACCTGATGAGGAAGTAACTCTGCTTCACGCAGTTCTGCCACGCGCAGAACGTGACACTACAAAACGCGACAACAAGAATATGCCGTTTGCTTCTATGTATATTTGCATGGAAACAAAGATGATCCTTATGGAGAGTGGCTTTCAAGAATTTCCGTATGTAGTTCCGCGCTTCCTCAAGGCAACTGGGGAAGTGATGGGTCGGTCGCCAGCTATGGTGGCGTTGCCTGACGTTAAGATGCTTAATCTTATGTCCAAGACCATCATACAAGCTGCACAGAAACTAATTGATCCTCCCTTATTAGTTCCTGATGACGGATTTCTTCTCCCTGTCCGTACCCAGCCTGGTGGCCTCAACTTCTTTAGAAGTGGAACAAGGGATACAATTACGCCACTAAACACAGGCGCAAACATTCCTATCGGCCTAAACATGGAAGAACAGCGCAGACAAGCTATTCGTTCTGCTTTCTTTGTAGATCAACTGCTGACAGGCGGTGCGCCTAATATGACAGCTACAGAGGTAGTGCAGCGTCAAGAGGAGCGTATGCGCGTTATTGGGCCAGTATTAGGGCGTTTGATGAATGAGATGCTGCGTCCATTGATTGACCGTACATTTGCTTTGATGTTGCGTGCAGATATGCTTGCACCACCACCAGAGATTTTGCAGGGTCTTGATGTGGATATTGAATATGTATCACCGCTGGCACGCGCACAGAAATCTAGCAGTTTGAACAGCACAATGAAGGCTTTGGAGATATTGCTGCCGTTGGCTCAAGCACTGCCTGTTGCAGACCATATTGATGCGGATGGCCTTGTTAATCACATTATGGAAAGCCTTGGCGTTCCAAAGAAAGTTGTGAAGTCTCAGTCTGAGGTTGATGCAGCGCGACAAGAACAAGCTGCACAACAGCAAGCAATGATGGAGCGTCAAGAGGCAAGCCAAGATGTTCAAGACGTTGCTCAGATTGCACAGGCATCACGGATGGTATCTAAATGAGTGAGCAGATCACACAATTACGAACTATGTACACAGACGTATTTACAAGCACTGCTGGACAAAAGGTGCTTAGTGATCTTGAGGTGCGTTGTAACTGGCGTGCTTCAAGCTATGTGGCTGGCGATGCCAATGCCACAGCTTTTGAGGAAGGGAAGCGTGCAGTGATACTGCACATCTACAACATGATGAATGAGGAGAAATAAATGTCAGAACAGGTTGCCGAACAGGTAGCCCAGCCAGAAGCAACTCCATCTATGCTGGAAACCCCAGCGGAAGTTGCACAAGGCGGGTCTGGTAACGGTTTCATGGAAATGATACCAGAAGAACTAAGGGAGCATCCAAGCCTTGCACCTATTAAGGATGTGGGCAATTTAGCGCGTTCCTATGTGAACGCTCAAAGATTGATTGGTTCAGACAAAGTTCCGTTGCCAGCTAATCCTACGGATGAGGATTTAGACAACATTTATTCAAAGCTTGGTAGACCAGAAGATGCGTCAGGCTATGAAATTGCCACTGATGGAAACATCATTACAGAGGAAGTGGCTACTCAATACGCTGATGTGGCGCATAAGCTGCGTCTTACACCAGAGCAAGCCAATGGTATTCTTGAGTATTACAAGGGAACTATTGGTCAGACTGAAGAACAAATGCAGCAACTCGCAGAGCAGCAAGCTGAAGAAACCACTGCTGAATTGCGGCGGGAATGGGGCAGAGCGTTTGAAGACAAGGTTGCCCTAGCTAAAGATGTAGTCGATCAGTTTGCTGGGAATGAAATCCTACAAATGCGCCTTGAAGATGGAACAATGATTGGCAACCACCCAGCGTTTATCAAGGCTTTTGCTGCAATTGGTGACTTTAAGTCTACCGTGACAAGTGAAGACACAATTAGCGATGGTGCCGTTAATCGACAGTTTACACCGGCACAAGCGCAAGCAGAAGTTGATGCGATGCTGAACGACAAATCTCATGCTTATTGGGATAGAAAAAATCCTGTAGCGCGTGAGCGTGCCGTACAGCGGATGCAAGACTTGATGGGAATGATACATGACTGATAACGAAAGTACATTATCCCCATTGGAAATTAGGCTCGAATGTCTTAGAATGGCAGTCGAGTTTGGTACTCAACGTGATATTATGAATCCAGTAGCACTGGCAGATAAATATTATAATTGGGTAATGAGCGAGGGTAGCGGAGAAATCCGTCCTCAAGACCATCGGAAAGACGATAGCCATAAGTCGGCTCAAAAGACTAGGAGTGTCCGATCAGTCGGGTAGCACGCTGCAAAGTTCAAATGTAACCAGTAGAAAAAAGGAGTGACGCTATGTCAACTCAAGTAACTACAGCATTTGTACAACAGTATTCTGCTAACGTGCAGATGCTATCGCAGCAGATGGGAAGCCGTCTTCGTGATGCAGTGCGCGTTGAAAATGTTGTTGGAAAAAATGCTTTTTTTGACCAAGTGGGTGTAGCTACTGCACAATTGCGTACTACTCGCCATGCCGATACACCACAGATCGACACACCTCACGCACGCCGCCGCGTTTCGCTTGCGGATTATGAGTATGCTGATCTGATTGATGACCAAGACAAGGTTCGTATGCTGATTGATCCTACCAGTGCTTATGCAATGGCAGCGGCAGCAGCTATGGGTCGCGCAATGGATGATGTTGTCATCACCGCTGCACTTGGCACATCTTTCACAGGTGAGACAGGCTCAACATCAACTGCTCTGCCAGCGGGTCAGCAAATTGCTGCCGGTGGTGCAGATATGACTGTTGCAAAGCTGCGTGAAGCCAAGAAAATTCTTGACTTGTCTGACGTTGACCCATCAATTCCGCGCTACATTGCGGTGGGGCCAAACCAGATTGAGGCACTGCTTGGTGACACAAATGTAACTAGCAGCGACTTCAATACGGTAAAGGCATTAGTGCAAGGTGAAGTAAACCAGTTCATGGGCTTCAACTTCATTATGACAAACCGTCTTTCAGTCTCAGGTGGTACTCGCTCATGCTTTGCATGGGCAGAAGATGGTATCGCTCTTGGCGTGGGTAAAGATGTAAATGCAAGAATTGATGAGCGTGCTGACAAAGGCTACGCAACTCAAGTCTACTATTGCATGAGCATCGGTGCGACACGGATGGAAGAAAACAAAGTCGTTCAAATCGATTGTGCAGAATAGGAGATTGAAGAATGGCTACTGTATATTCCGTACAAAAGACTAACTGGAACCAAACAGTTCCAGCGGTCAACAACAAGACCAATGAAATGGGTGGTCGTGTTCGTATCGCTCATGGCGTTTATGAGGCATCTGCCCTCGCATCAGGTGACGTTATTGAGATGTTCAACATCCCAAATGGCGCACGCTTGATCGAAGGTTCGCTGGCTCATGATGCTCTTGGTGCTTCAACAACTTTGTCTGTAGGTTATGCCGCACACACTGATAACAGCGGCACAGCCGTTGCTGCCAGTGCAGCAGCATACAAAGCAGCAGCAGCTTCAACAGCCGCACAGAAGGTAGACATTCTTGCTACCCTCGCGCTTGGTTCTGGCTCTGTTGTAGATGCAGACAAAGATGGCTTGCCAGTTTCCGTCACAATGGGCGGTGCTGCTGGTACAGGCACTATTGAAGTCACAATCAAGTGGGTTCTTGACTGATTTGGTTGGGGCGGCTTTTGTCGCCCCTTCCTTCCTATTAGGAGTGGGCCATGCCATCTGTTGTTGATATTTGTAACGAAGCTATGGATTTGCTAGGTGCGGCAACCATTACCTCATTAACGGAAAATTCAAAAGAAGCGCGACTTTGTAACCGCAAGTTCGATACAGTGCGAGATGCAGTGTTACGCGCACACCCTTGGAATGTAGCTATATCTAGGGCAGCATTAGCTGCAAATAGCACGCCACCAGCATTTGGGTTCACTTACCAGTTTCCTTTGCCTACCGATCCTTACTGTTTGCGTGTCCTGTCTTTTTGGAACTCAAACGTAAATAATGAACTTGCTGCTTATGACAGCAACATTATGTTTAAAATTGAAGGACGCAGTATTCTTAGCAATGAGAATGATTGCCGGATTGTTTACATATCCCGCGTCACAGATACAGAGCAGTTCGATCCTTTGCTTTCAACCACCATAGCACACCGTCTTGCTGCTGACACAGCCTATGCAATCACCGGCAGCAACAGTGTTTCCCAGCAAATGTTTGCTCTTTATGAGAGCCGATTGAAGGAAGCAAAGGGTGTGGATTCTATGGAAGGCTACCCAGAGCAGCCAGTAGCGGATTACTTTATCGACATCAGGTATTAAAACATGGCGCGTGTATCCAGCATTATTACTAACTTCCGCGCTGGTGCTATATCGCCGCGTCTTGAAGGTCGTATTGATTTAGAAAAATACAGTCAAGCTGCCAAGACATTGCAGAATATGATTGTATTCCCGCAAGGCGGTGTGACTAGACGGCCTGGAACATACTACGCCACCACATCAAAAGATGGCGGCAAGGTGAAGCTAATCGACTTTGAATTTAGCGATGAGCAAGCTTACATCCTTGAGTTTGGTGCTAATTACATTCGCATAATTAAAGATGGCGCGTTAGTCACTGAGACAACCAAATCGATTACTGCTGTAACACAGGCGAACCCTGCCGTTGTAACCTCTGCATCACATGGATATTCAAATGGTGATAGAGTATTCGTGACCGGCATCGTGGGAATGACACAGCTAAACAACCGTGAGTTTACTGTAGCTGGCGCGACAACTAATACGTTTGAGTTATCTGGTATAGATAGTTCAGCTTACACAGCTTACGCAAGCGGCGGCACTGTGGGCAAAATTGTTGAAGTAGCTACCAGTTATTCTGTAACTGAGGTTTTTGAAATCAACCATACACAATCTGCTGACATACTTTATCTTGTTCATAAAAACCATCCGCCAGCAAAGTTGGTGAGAACATCTGCTCATGCTGGATGGACGTTATCAGATATAGATATTATTGATGGCCCATATCTTGATGAAAATATAACCTCTACCACTTTGTATGCTTCCGCTGACACAGGAAGCGTTACTTTAACAGCATCAGCTAGTTTGTTTACAAGTTCAGATGTGGGTAGATTGGTTAGGTTCCGTGAAGTATTAGAAATACACCATGACGAATGGGCGGCATCTACAAGTTACGCAAACGGTGTAACTGTGCGTTATAATGGTCATGTCTATGAGCAAGTGACCGGCAGCACCCAAACATCAGGTCTTACACCGCCAGTTCATTTGCAGGGCGATGAAACCTATGGTGCTATAACTTGGCGATATAAGCATGATGGAACTGGTTATCTAAAAATAACAGCGTTTACTAACGCGACTACAGTAACAGCCTTAGTGAAGAACTCTACAGGCGTTTTGCCAGATCATGTGGTTGGATCAGGCAATGCCACAGAAAGGTGGTCTTTAGGGGCGTTTGGCGGCGATCAGGGCTATCCTAGAGCCATTGGCTTCTATGAGGAGCGTTTATACCTAGCTGGCACTACAGGCCAGCCACAGACGATATTTGGCAGCGTATCGGCTGACTTTGAAAACCATGCCCCTGGAACATTAGATGACAGCGCAGTAAACTTTACTATTGCGTCTGACAAAGTGAACGTGATTAAGCATATTCTTCCAGCGCGGTTCTTACAGTTGCTTACAACCAGTGCTGAATTTACATTGTCAGGCGGGTCTGGAACTACGCCAGTATCGCCAACAAATGTTAACGTGTTGCGTGAAACGACATTTGGCACATCAGATGTTCGGCCTCTACGCGCTGGAAACAGCACGATCCTTATTCAGAAAGGCCAAGAAAAAGTAAAGGAAATAACTTTTGACTTGGACACTGATGGATTGCTGGGCATTGATCTTAGCATTTTAGCTGATCATATCCCTCGCGGTGGCTTAACTGACATGGTTTGGCAGCAAGAGCCAGAACTTATTTTATGGTTCGTACATTCAGACGGACGTTTGATTGGCCTGACATATGACCGCGCTAACGGTGCTATTGGCTGGCATGACCATCCTTTAGGCGGTGATGCTGTTGTAGAGAGTGTAGCCGCTATCCCAAGTGGGTCAGAAGACCAGATTTATTTGTCTGTCAAGCGTACAATTGACGGCAGCACAGTGCGCCATATCTGTTACATGAAGCCTATATATTTCAATGATAATATACTGGATGCCTTTTTTATAGACAGCGGCCTGACATATGACGGCAGCGCAACATCTACAATTAGCGGCTTGAACCATTTAGAAGGTGAAACAGTATCAATCTTGGCTGATGGCTCTACACACGCGGATAAGGTAGTCACTGGCGGCACTATAACTTTGGATAGAGATGCGTCTAAAGTACACGTTGGTTATAGCTACACATCATATATTGAAACACTGCGCTTAGAAGCCGGTGCTGATGATGGTGTTGCTCAAGGGAAGATCAAGCGTATTCACGGCGTAACGGCTAGGTTCTTGAACTCAGTAGGCGCAGAGATTGGCCCATCAGTTAACAGTCTGGATAGGGTTCCATTCCGCGACAGCAGCATGGCAATGAACCAAGCTGTTCCAATGTTTACTGGCGATAAAGAAGTGTCATTCCCATCAGGATATGACAACGATGCCAAAATTGTGATACAACAGACACAGCCACTTCCAATGACGGTACTGGCTATTATGAGAAGGTCAAATACTTTTGATGCTTAAAATTGTGCCATTTAAAAAGGAACATATTGAGCAAATTGAAACCCGCTACCATTTCCCAGATACGGCAAAGGTGGCCTTTACAAGTGATAACTCTATGGTGGCTTATACAGGTATGATGGGTAACAAGATATTCGCATTAGGTGGCGTATATCAATTGTGGCAGGGCGTTGCTGAAGCGTTCTTCATAATGTCATCACACGCATACGATAAGCCTTTAACTGCGGCTAAGTATTCACGCGCCATGCTTGACTATATCCAAGAACAAAACGATTACAATAGATTGCAAGCTAGTGTTAATTGTAAGGATGAAGACGCGATTAGATTTATTGGTTGGCTGGGTTTTGAAAATGAGGGGCTAATGAGAAAGTTTGGGCTAGATGGCACTGACTACTATCGTTACGCAAGGGTGCAATAATGAGTGCAGAACTAGCAGCAGCGGGAACCGTTGTCGGCGGTGTAATGAGTTTTAAAGGCCAGCAAGCCCAAGCTAAACAAGTTCAACAGATCGCTGAGTACAATGCAAGGGTGGCAGAGAACGAAAAAGTCGCTCTTGCTGAATTGAAAGCAAGAGAAGAAGTTAGGTTACGCGCACAATCAGATCGTCTTGTTAGTACGCAAAGAACAATGACTGCGGCTTCTGGGGTTCAGACGAAGGGCAGCCCAGCATTAGCCTTGGCTGATACTTTTTTTGCAACAGAGATGGACGCTTTGAATATTCAGCAAGCCAGCAGCAGAGAGCAAGCGGCGAAAACACAGGAAGCCGCAATGACGCGATTAGAAGGCAGGGCAAAAGCTTCTGGACTTAAATATCAGTCATACGCCAGCCTTATTAACAGCGGTTCTAAAGCCGCAACTTTGATGGGATAAGATATGCCAAAGATACCCCTATATAATCAAGGTTTAGGTTCTGCCATTGATGTTAAACCAGTTCAAAGTGTTCGTGCTAATGAAGGCGCATTTACTGCTGCACAAAAGGGCTTCACTGCTCTAGGTGAGACTATCCAAGATGTTTCATTTAAATTTGGGATGATGGAGAAGCAGCAAGAGACTGAGCGTAAAACAAATGAGGAAGCAACGCGATTAAGAGATGCTGCCGATAACTTTAATATGTCCAATCAGGACACAGATACGGAAAGCTTTGTAAATAATTTTAAAAAATTCCAAACAGAGCAAATGGCTTCTGTAGAAAAAAACATAGCTAATTTAACTAGGACGCAAAAAGAAAGTGTTAGAAACAGTTTAAACAACATCTTTTCTTCAAAAATGGCGGCTGGAAAACAGCAAGCTTGGGGGAAAGGTTTGTCCATGAAAAAGACTGCTGTTGACGCGGAACTGGAAAGTTTGGCGCGTGATATTTCTATGATTTCTAAAGAAAGTCCTTTAAGGAACATCAGAATAAGTGAGGCAAATGAAAAAATCAAACAAAGCCAAGTTGGTGGTTATACGTCTAAGTTTAGTGAGGCAACATTTATGTCCACTATTATCGGCAGTGACTATGCTAGTGAAATACAATTGGCAAAAACTCCGGCAGAAGTTAAAGCTATTCGTGAGCGTGCATCCCAAGACAAGGCTTTGTCTTCTGGACAGTTTGAAAAAATAGTTTCGGCTACAAATTCAAGAGAAGCCCAGACTGAAGTAGAGCAATTTGAAAATATTGTTGGGGTACTTGCTGAAGCTTCAGATGAAGTTAGCAAGTCAGACTTAGACACAGCAAAACAAAAAATTATGAACAATCAGCCGTTTACTATTGGCGGCACAACATATGTGACAGACGAAATGGGTCTTAGTGGGCCAAACAGAATCAAGTTAGCTAATGTGGTTGATACATTAGGTAAAGACAAGTTTGATGCTGTTGCAAATAATGCAGTTTCTACCTTAAATAATTCTATTTCCCAGAATGATGAAAACGTAGTTCTGTCAGATGTGTCTAATATGTATAACAAAGACATTATGGCAAAAACAGGCGTAACGGAAGATCAGGTTGATGGGTTTGTTATAGAGTCTGCCCAGCAAAACGTAGATGAGATTGTAAGGCAAATTGACTCTGGTGAAATCACTAATATACCAGCGGCAATAAAACAGCTTGATAAAGTTGAAACAATTTTAAAAACAGATACTAGCGGCAGAGGTGCTTTGTTTGCAAGAACAGGCTCAGTAGGTGATTCATCAGACACTATATTAAAAGCTGCTGCTAAAGCTAGAAAAGATATAAATAAAGCTGTTGGCGATTCAGCAAATTTAACCATAGGAAAAACATATTTCCAAGCTGGCAAGTTTCCAAGCATAGATCAAAGTGGATACACGCCAAAACAAGTGCAAGCTATAATTGCAAGTAGCCTTAAAGATACAGAGGGAAACCCTATACCTGTTTCTCAGCAACTTACCTTGCTAGAAACAAATGATGTTGAATTTAAAATGTTTTCCCAATCTCTTGGGCAAGGCCGCGCTATTGGTTTAGCTGGCGGTTTTGTAACAACTGAAAATGCTGGCGCACCAGAAGGCATCAAAGGTGATACAGCGGAACAATCAGAAGGGTTTAAAATTGTTGAGCAGAATTTGCAATTATACCGTTTAATGGAACGCTACCCTTCTGTTTTAACAAATCATACCACAGAGGATGATCGGGCTTTTTATGATGCTGTTATTGATCGCTTGGGATATGAAAGCTTGGAAACTGCCATCAATAATGTTTCTCAAGCAAACAGATTAAAGATTGACGTAAAACCCAAATACAAGCAAGTATCTGAAAAAGTTGATGAAATTACAAAAAGCGCAGCAGAGGCTTCATGGTTTACTAGCCTATTTACTGATACGCCAACTAAAGTTCTAAACAGCGCGTATGTAACTAGCGAATTGCAAAAACGCACAGAACAAAGAATACAGCTTGGTTCTGATCCAAAAGCTGCCTTGGACGCTGCCGTTAAGGATATGACACGCACTCATGCTTTTATTCACGGCACTTTTGTGAAAATGGGCATGAATATGCCATCAAATATACAAAATTTAGCTGACATGGCTATTGATGATGCAATGAAACGTCATCCTTACTTATCAGAGACAGGAATAGAAAAAGAAGAACTTAGCATTATTCAGTATGGTGATCCCAATAATTGGGCTGTTGTTTTAAATGGTTCGCAACCAGCAGAAGACCGCGAAGGTAAAGTAATTTTATACACTACTGAACAGCTAAATACTTTGTTTGACAAAGACTATCAAAAGAAAGCTGACGAAATACGTTCAAAAGTCAACAAATTGGTTGAGAATAGAAAAAACGCTATGCTTAACTATTACGATATGCCATCTCCCGATGATTTGATGCTTATTCAAGAAGGCAAAGGTATATACGATGGTGTTACTGTCAGGGAATGGTTTGATAAGACTTTTGATACTCCAGCAAATGATTTTGAAGAAGTTCCAGATATTGTGAAGCGCAGCAGTATGTATAGGATGCGTTCAACATCAGCACGCCAGTTTGGTGCTGGTAAACGCTTTAATGAACTAGGCAATCAATAAATGGCTCGTTCTTTTAATAATCCTGGGAACATTCGCGCTGGGCAAAACTACGCTGGTGAAACTGGCGAAAACTATAAAGCATCTGATGGTAGCGAATATGTAGTGTTCGACACAAAAGAGATGGGATTGCGTGCGCTATTCGTTGATCTGCGTTCTAAAGTTAAAGAATTTGATGGCGATATAGACAAAATAATAAACAAATACGCACCGCCGTCAGACAAAAATCCAACAAAAAAATACGCTGAATTTGTTAAATCAGCCGTTGGAAAGGACAAAGTTACACTACAGGATTTGCCAAAACTTGTATCTGCTGTGGTGCGGTTTGAAAACAAACCGGCGTTGGCAAAGCAATATTTAAAACCAGATGTTATAAACACGGCATATCAATTATCTGAAAAAAATATGCCAAAACAAACACGGCTTGCTGATGCTAAAAAAATTATTGGTATGCCAGACACAGCAACCATAGATCAAAAGTTGCCATCAGAAACAATACTAAGCGTTGTACCGCCAAAACCTGATGCGCGGGAAGGCCGTGTAAAAAAATTAAATGAAGCGAAGGATGCTCAAGAATTTTCTGACCTTGGGATCATAGAAACGCGGCAGCAGGGTGCGCCAAAAAAACCAGATCAAGATGATTTGCCTATTATCGAGGATCGGGTTGTGCCTACGCAAACAGCAGTTCAAGAAGAATTGCCTATTATTGAAGATCGAGTTGCGCCGACAGTGGCGCAAACTCAGGAAGAAACTTTGTCGCTTATAGAAGATCGTAATGCAGATGTTATAAAGGGTGTTGAAAGCAACGAACCAATTAGCATTATTGGCGAAAGAAACGATGACTTTGCAAAACCGCCACTTCCAAAGCCAGAACCTAATATGCCTGTTCTTGACGGTTTGCCAAAGCCATTGCCTATCCAGCCAGCCAGAACACCGTTTCAAGAAATCCCTAGAGAAGTAAGCCGCGCTGCTGAGATTGATGCTTTATATAAACCGGATGTTACATTTTCGGATGCGGCTAAAGCCGCTTTTAAAGAAGACAATCTTATGTCTTGGATTTTTAACGGTATGCCGGAATATGAGCCAGATTATGACTTTAGGCTTAATGATGAACAATATGCAGAACTAACTAAAGATATACCTATTGAATACCATGATTTTTTAGAAGACTCCGTTAGCATGAAACACGCCGAAGCTTTGCGTGAACGTGTGTTTTTATCAATGGATAATGAAAAAAAATTAAGTGAATACGGTTGGTCAGGCGTAGGATTGCGGATAGTCGCGTCAATCCTTGACCCAGCAGCTATAGGGGCTTCTGTGCTGACTGAAGGTTATCTTGCCCCTATGATATGGGGAAACAAAGCTACAAGGCTTGCTAGGGCTGTTAGAGGGGCTGCTGGCGGTGCTGTAACAAACTCTGCTATAGAAGCGTACCTAGTGTCACAAAACGCCGTTAAAGACCCATATGATATTTTGTATGGGTTTGCCGGTGGTTTAATACTTGGTGGCAGTATCGGTGCTGCGTTTGGAAAAAACAATGATGAGTTGTTTCGTGACGCATTGGTAAAAATAGATAAAGACACGAAAGCTGCTCAAACCGCTGATGTGTCTCAGGCTATGCAAGAAAGATTTGGTGGTGGTGGGCTTGCTGGTGATCAAACGGCTTTACCTAGTATAGCGTTTAGTTCAACAGATACAGGCGTTGGCGCAGCTATTAACCCAATGTCTGCCCCTATACAAATCCCTGATTTGCGAGTTGATCTTGAAGACATGATTGAGGAGGTCGGTGATCCACCACAGGCATCATGGGGCAAAATAAGATTTGACATGACCGGCGCATTAAAATCTTCTCCGTTTTCACTTGTTCGTAAAATGGGGAACATACTAGGTGAGGATTCTGTAGGTTTTAACCGTGGCGGCGAAGTCATGGAAAGCACAGCAGATTTGCTCAAGACTAACGGCATGAAAGCAACGCTGGCTAAATATTATCAAGTGTATGACACATCATACAAAGATTGGGCAAAATCTAATGGCATTGGTTATTTCCGATCAACATGGGGCAGTTCGCGGTCACAGTTCGGAGAACTGGTAGCAGACGCTATTGAAAACCCAAATGGCGTGCATGATCCAAATGTAGTTCGTGCTGCACAACGTCAGGCCGAATTGTTTAGAGACACTTTGCGTAAGGCCAAGGACGCTGGCGTTAAAGGATTTGACAGCATCCCAGAAGATTTAACATATTTCACTCATCTGTGGGATGCTTATAAATTTAGAGTTCAAACCACTAGGTCTGGCGTTGGTGGTGACGCAGTAAGAGATTTATTGAAAAATGCTTTGTTGCGCGGAACGCCCGATATGGCAGAAGATTTAGCGCAAAAAATGTCAGAAAACATGATTAAAAAAATGGGCAAGGCTCATGCTGGCATGGAAAGTGGCCTTGCCAGAGTGTTTACCACCACAGACAAAGATACATTGCGCGACATTTTAGTTGAGGAAGAAATCCTTTCGCTAGAAGAAGCTGACAGGTTAATCGGGTTATTTGATAGGCCAAGAGAAGGACTGCCTTCAAGAGCCAAGCGCAGAATGAAATTAGATATTAACACGCAAATTGATTTGCCTGATGGCAGTGTTTTGCGCGTTAAAGATTTAATGAGCCGTGATGCTGAACAAGTATTTAGCTCATATCAAAGCCAAATGCAGGGCAGAATTGCATTAGCTGAAAAAGGCATAAAGTCTGATGCAGACTACAATAAAATGATTGATCGTATTCGCGCACAAGCTGCTGCTGAAGGCGATCTTGACGCTCCGAAAAAACTAGAATCCGATATAGAGAATATGGATGTTCTTTATAACCTTATCCTTGGCAGATCATCTCCATTGGTAGCGAAACCAGATGGTACAGCGGCTAGGCTGGCAAGGCTTGCTGGTGATTACAACTTTATACGTTTGATGAACCAAGTAGGTTTTGCACAAATAGGTGAATTAGGTAATGCAATTTCTATCGGCGGTTTTCGTGGATTATTGCAAGTCATGCCAGAAATGAGGTCTATGTTAAAGCGTGGCATCAATGGTGAAATAGATGATGCTGTTGCCAGAGACTTAGAGGCATTTGCTGGTATTGGATCAGATAGAATGATCCATCAGGCAATGAATAGATATGACGCACAAGATTTATTTATTGCTGGCAGAGGCGATTTTATTGACAAAGCTTCATTTGCAATACAGCCGGTAAAACGGATTGTGTCAGATTTATCAGGCATGGCTCCGATTACATTAACATTGGAACGTGCTGCTGGACGCATGGCAGTGCAAACAATTACTGATATGGCATTTACGGCAAGAAAATTATCAGCAAAAAGGATTGCTGGCCTTGGTTTAAATGAGAATATGACAAACCGTATTCTTGATCAAATTAGAACAAACGCTGTTACTAGCCCATCTACGTTGTTTAGAAACAGAAAGGTTAGGGCTATAAATCTTGATGCTTGGGAAGATGTTGAAGCGCGAGATGCTTTTGTTGTCGCTATATCAAGATGGACAAGGCAAGCCGTACAACAAAATGATGTTGGCAACTTGAACAAATACATGACCACCACAATGGGTAAAATGGTTACTCAATTCCGCACATTTATGCTTGTGTCATGGTCAAAACAATTTTTGCACAATATTACAGCGCGTGACTTTAGGGCATTTTCCGCAATGATGGGGTCAGTGTTTTTTGCAGGAACATCATATATAGGGCAAACATCACTTAATGCCCAATTTAGAGAAGATAAAGATAAGTTCCTGGAAGAACGACTTAGCGCAAAGGAAATTGGGAAAGCAGCTTTCCAGCGTAGTTCATGGGCATCATTATTTCCAGCGATGTTGGATACTGGCGCAGCGTTTGTTACGGAAGACCCTATATTTGCGTATGGCAGAACCACTGGTTTGGCAACAAATATATTTACCGGCATACCTGTTGTAGACCTTGGGCAAAAAGCTTTTGAGACTATCACCGGAGCAAGCAGAGCGATAATCAATCCAGAATACCAATGGTCGAGAGGCCAACAACGTGCATTAAATTCTATTGCTCCATTGCAAAATGCTATTGTCATAAGAAACGTAATGAACAAATTAGTAGAAATGCAACCTAAGTATGATACTTATGACTGACAGTTTAAGAGGGTTTCTAAAGAAGGTAATCTTTGGTATATTAGGCAAGTGTTTGGAGACATGAAATGACAGTTAGCAGCACCACTACAAAAAATAGCTATAGCGGTAACGGTAGTTTAACCGTATTTGCCTATGGCTTTAAAATTTTTGATGAAGATAATATTCAAGTCATCTTGCGTAATGATGCTACTGGAACTGAAACAGTCCAGACCATTACGACTGATTACAGCGTTTCTAATGTAGGCAATGCTAATGGTGGTAACATTACTTTTGTGACTGCCCCTGCATCTGGCATAACTGTTGTGTTACGCCGCGCTTCTCCATTAACGCAAACAACGGATTACACTCCAAACGATCCGTTCCCTGCTGAAAGTCATGAAGACGCTCTTGATAAATTGACATTTATTTCTCAGCAGCTTCAAGAAGAAGTTGACCGTTCAATTAAACTGTCTCGCACAAATACTATGACTTCAACAGAATTTACTGTTGGTGCGGCGGATCGTGCTAATAAAGTTCTAGCATTTGATGGCAACGGTGAAATTAATGTTGCTCAAGAGTTAGGTGTTTTCAAAGGGAATTGGTCATCAGGAACAGCATTTGTTGCGCGTGATATTGTTAAAGACACAAGCACAAACAATATTTTTATTGCTAACACAGCGCACACATCTTCTGGCTCTGAGCCTCTTACAACAAACACTGATAGCGCAAAATGGGATTTGATTGTCGATGCTGCATCTGCAACAACATCTGCGACAAACGCAGCAACCAGCGCGTCTGATGCACAAAAGTTAGCAATAAATGCAGAAGACAGCCAGTATACGCTTTCTGATTCAACTACTGGTTATTCAGCTTTGCATTACGCTGCAAAAGCCGAATATTTTAAAGATACAGCCTTAACACAAGCTAGTGATGCCTTAAATTCTGCTACAGATTCCACAAATGCAAGGGCTGGTTCAATCGCAGCAAGAAACGCTGCATTTTTAGCTCTTGATGATTTTGATGATATTTATCTTGGCTCAATGGCTGACAGTCAAACTCAATCTGTTGTTAATACTACAGCAACTTGGGTAACGACTATTGCACAAGAAACACAAATTACGGTTGCTGACGCAACTGGTATTTCGGTAGGAATGGTTATAACTAGCGCAAACGGGTTCTTGGCTGAAACAAATGTTTTAAGTGTTGTTGGCACCACCGTTTATCTAAATAATGTCAACCAAACCAATGAAACTAATCAAGCCGTAACTTTTACTGGACACGGTGTCTTTGGTAATTTTGATGGAACAAAAGATGGCCCTAGCACTAACAATGATGGCTCCGCACTTGCTGGCGGCGAATTGTATTATAACTCCACTGATTCGATGCTCAGATATTACAACAGTGGTTCATCGTCTTGGGATGATGTAACTTTAAGTTCTGCTAATTTAGCGTTAGTAAACACTGTCGCTGGTCAGATAAGCCCGACTAATAACCTTGCAACTGTCGCTGGAATTGACAGTGAAATCACAACCGTAGCTGGGATTAACACAACGCATTTAAGCAATGTTTCTGGCGTTGCAACAGAAATAGGATTGCTTGGTACGGCTGACGCTGTTGCCGATATGAATACCCTCGGTACTGCCGCAATTGTCACGGATATGGATTTGCTTGCTGACCGCGCCACTGATATTGGGCTGTTAGCTGATATTGAAGATGGTACAACGGCAACTAACGCTATTCAAACGGTTGCTGCAAATCTATCAGGCATTACAGCATTTGCTGATGTTTATTCTTCTGGCCCAACAGACCCAACAACAAATCTTAATGAAGGCGATCTGTTCTTCAACACAACGTCTGACACGTTAAAAGTTTACAACGGTTCAGCTTGGGTAGCTGGAGTAACTGCTGGCTCTGGTTTTCTACCTTTAACTGGTGGGCAGCTAACAGGCAATCTTACATTCTCTGGGTCTGAGACTGTTGATGGGCGTGATGTTTCAGCCGATGGTACTAAACTTGATGGCATTGAGGCTGGTGCAACGGCTGACCAGACTGCAAGCGAAATACTTACCGCTGTCAAAACGGTTGACGGTGCAGCTAGTGGTTTAGACGCTGATTTGCTCGATGGTCAACAAGGTTCTTACTATCTTGACGCAAATAACTTTACCAATATGCCGCCTTCAGATGTTGTTGGTGATACCACTCCTCAGCTTGGTGGTACGCTTGATGTTAATTCAAACGATATCGATTTTGGGCAAAGCAACAAAGCATTATTCGGCGGTGCTGGTGGTGATTTAGAAATCTATCACAACGGCACTAACGCTTTTATCGACAATAATGATGGCATTTTATATATCCGCAATAACGTGGATGGCGATGATGGCAGCGATATATATATTCAAGCCAAATCTGGTGAAAATGGGATTATTGTTCAAGACGATGGCGAGGTACAGCTTTATTATAATGGAGTTGAAAAGCTAAACACCAGCAACACCGGCATCACTGTGGCTGGCACAGTGGCGGCAACAAGCTATACTGGTGATGGTTCATCCCTGACAGGCATATCGGCTGGTGCAACAGGCGGCGGCAGCGACCAGATATTCTATGAAAACGGTCAGACTGTTACAACAAATTACACAATTACAAATGGCAAGAACGCAATGTCGGCTGGCCCAATCACAATCAATACTGGTGTGACGGTAACAGTCGGCACCGGAGAAACTTGGACGGTGGTATAATGAGTACTTTAAAAGCAGATACAATTGTAGCATCAGATGGCACTAGCCCAGTTGCGCTGACGAAGCAGAGTGCAGCAAAGGCTTTTTTGAATTATGATCAAATTGCTAACACAGTTAGGGATAGCTTTAACATAAGCTCAGTTGTAGACAACTCAACATCAGAATTTGACACAAATTTTTCGAATTCAATGAACAATATTTATTATGCAGCATACGGTTCATACTCAATGAACTATTCAGTGGCCTCCGCAGCTGGGTATTCTATGCACACAGATGGCGTTGTTGAAGAGGTGCCAACAACTTCCAACTTTTTTGTCCGAAGTGTCAACACTGGTGGGTCTGGTTATGATGCAAAATATAATATGTTATCAATAAGCGGAGATCTAGCATAATGGTTCAAATCAAAGGTCAAGACGACTTAATTGTTCAAGTAAAACAAACATCTGTAAATACAGTGGTTAGTGCTTCACTGTCCAGCGAAAGCACTTTTGTAGATATTTCTGGAATGAGTGTTTCTATAACTCCAACATCAACAAGCAGTAAAATACTGGTTTCGTACAGTTTGAACTTAGGACACAGCGTTAGTGACCAAAATAACTCTGTAAGATTAATGCGTGATACCACAGCTATTGTTGGTAGTGGTGGAAGTACAGCAAACGTAACAAACTTTTCTAGAAATACAACAGCGCAAATAAATGAAGTATCTACGCAGTATTTGGATTCACCCTCAACAACTTCAGCAGTTACTTACAAAATCCAGTGGGCATCTGGTACAGGTACTTTTTATTTGAACAGGCGCGGGGCTGGTGCTCAATTTGTATGCGTATCAACAATTACAGTAATGGAGATTGTAACTTGAGACACGAAGCAATTTATGCTCTTTACTCTAGCGTTGTTTCTATTAGCGATGATGGTGCTAATGCAGTAGCAACAGATGAAAATGGAAATGTTGTGGCTTGGGATGCCTCTGCTGTAGCAACAAAAGAAGCTGAACTGATTGCCGCATATAAATTGGCTGAACTACGCACAGAACGTAATCGCCTACTTGCAGAAACAGATTATTGGGTTCTGTCAGACACGGCTGATGTTACATCTGCACAAACAACATACCGTCAAGCCTTGCGTGACATCACACAAACCTACACATCACTTGATGATGTGTCTTGGCCGGAGAAACCATAATGGCTGGCACAATCGCAGCGGATACATTGACCCATTCAACCGCAGGGTCACTGACTACGGACTACGTTGTTAATGGTAGTGCAAAGTATTGGGTCGACTTCAATGGCTCTGGAACAGTAGCAGTCCGTGACAGCCTAAATCACTCCGGATTGGTAGATGATGGACCCGGAATCTTCACAATCTCTTACACGAACAGTTTTAACAATGCCAATTACTGCGCTGTCGGCGGTCAAAGTGATAACAACGGAACTATTGCTGTTCCGAGACAAACTACTGATTTAGCAACAGGTTCAACAGTAATTAGAACCACAAATGGTTCTACTGCTAACGATGCAAGTTATAATCATGTTGCAATATTTGGAGACTTAGCGTGACCCAGACACCACAGTTCAAAGGCACTCACCTGTTTGACCGTCTGTGCTGGTCAAAGGAAAACCTTGAGCCGCATCAGTCAGACTATCGTGTAGTCTATGAGGACAGCGTTGATGAGTGCGCCAAGATACTTGTGCCTGACCCGAACTGGATGGCGTGTGCGGTACAGGGCGGTATCTTACCACCTGTGTGGGTGTACTGGGAACTGGCAAAGGATGAAGCACAGCCTGACTTTAAAAAGCACACTCGTGGATACTTGCTGCACCAGACTGAGCCTGTTGAGGCTATGACTGAGGAAGAAGCAATTGAGTATTTAATTCTCAAGGACTGCCCACAGCATGTGGTCGAGACTTGGAATGAGGGCAACCGCCCGACTATGGTTATCTGCAAGAAAGAGCAGTTACCGCAGACTAGAGAATGGCGCAATGCTTGGCGCATATCTGATGAACTAGCCGCATAGGAGAAACTAATGGCTGTAACAACATACATCGTAGATAAGGACGGTAATCAGATTGACGCTTCAACTGCTACCGTTCCAGCAAACCGTGACTTTCGTGGTGCTTGGGTACTGAATGGTTCTGTCATTTCAGAAGACCTGACAAAAGCCAAAGAGATTTTTGCTGACAAGGTTCGTGAAGCTCGTAAGCCGCTGCTTGAGGCACTTGATACCGACTTTATGAAAGCGCAAGAAAATGGCGCAGATACCGCAGCAATCGTGGCATCAAAGCAAGCATTGCGTGACGCCCCGACTGCCGGTGACAGTGCAACTAGCATTGCGGAACTAAAGGCAGCTTGGCCTTCTTGCTGTGGTGATAGCCCTTACGCATAGGTGACCTATGACCGAAGAAACCAAGACAACAACTGGCCTGATGAGGCGTAATAATGACCAAGCCAACTGTCACAGATGTTAAATCACAGATCGACACTCATGAGGCGGTTTGCGCTGAACGCTGGAAAGAAACAATTTTGCGTATTAAACGCATTGAACACATTATGATCGGTACTGCTGGTACTATGATCTTATTGCTATTGAGTGTGATCTTGCGAGGATGACATGGTAATTGCAGAGGTGCTGACAGGTATTGCACTTGTGCAACAATCCGTAAAATTCATTAAAGAAAACATTAGCACTGTTCAAGACATAGGGCAGATTGCAAATCAGATAGATGATCTGTTTACTGGTGAAAAACAAGTTCAGCAAGCTAGAGCTAAAAAGTCTGGTACTGGTTTAGGCGATCAGTTTGGTGTTGATACTGTAGCTAAAGAAATCATTGACGCTAAGTTAGCGGCAGAACAGTTAGCTGAAGTTGCCAGACTTGTGGACTTCCGCTTTGGGCATGGAACATGGGCTGGTATTATAGCAGAAAGAGCAAAGCGTATCCAAGAACAGCGAGAAGCAGAGGCCGCAGCTAGACGTAAGAAGATACAGGCTGACAGAGAGTTTGAAGAAGGTGTTAAACAGTTTCTTTTAATTGGTGTGATTATTGCTGTGGCATTTGCGTTGTTTGTTTTTCTAATGGTTAGTGTAGCAAAGGCGTTTGTTATATGACAAAAAAATTTCAGAAAGATACAACTTATTCTCAGTACGATCTCGATGGTGATGGAGTAATTACTGATGATGAATTATCCCATGCAAAAGAAATAAAACAAGAAGAAGCAGAGCTTCGTAAGCTGCTTGCCCAGAGGCGCATGGCTACAGCTACATTATTATCTATGGGTGCGTTTACTGTAGCTATGTTTTTTGTTGATATTGATCGTGTCAATGCGCTGGGTGACATTAGTAATCTATTCTACTTATCTGGTGCTGGTATTGTTGGTGCTTATATGGGTACGTCTGTATGGATGAGCAAAAAGTAATGGAGTGATATGTTTCAAGCCCTTGTTCTCGCTTGTATGGTTTTCCAGCCGACAGAATGTTGGCAGTTAGAAGATCAAAGGGGGCCATATAGCTCTTACGAAAGGTGCGAGGCTAGGGCTATGGAGATGGCTAGAAGCGTTCATGTACACATGAAAGGCTACAAGCCAGTATCGTGGAAATGCCAAGCTTTGCCGAAAGGAAAACTAAGCACATGATGAGTTTACTAGGAAGTCTTTTAGGATTTGGAACCAGCTTCTTACCGGAAGTCCTTAACTTCTTCAAGGCCGGTCAGGAACACAAGCAAAAGCTTGAGACTATGAAGATGGAAGCGGAGTTGATGGAAAAACGCTCTGCTTTAAAGCTTCAAGAGTTAGACAAGCAAGCTGATATTGCAGAAACCAAGGGGATTTATGAGCATGACAGAAGTATTGATGCGGGAAGTTTTGTTAATGGTTTGCGCGGTTCTGTACGTCCTGTCATAACCTATGCCTTCTTTCTTTTGTTCTGCGCTGTAGAAGCTGTTATAGTTATCAAGGTTCTTGAGAGTGGCGGCGATTGGAAAGCCGCTGTAGAACTATTATGGAGTGGTGACACGCAAGGTTTGTTTGCTGCGATTATGTCATTCTGGTTTGGTAATCGTGCGGTCAGCAAGTATGTAAGGAAAAAGTAATGCCAAAAAGAGGTCTTTATTCAAACATCCATGCCAAACGTAAGCGTATTGCTGCTGGCTCTGGTGAGAAAATGCGGAAGCCTGGAAGCAAGGGTGCGCCTACATCAAAAGCATTTAAGCAATCCGCAAAGACAGCAAAGAAGAAAAAATAGTGCAGCTATCAAAAAACTTTAGCTTGGCTGAGATGGTCAAGAGCCAGACGGCTGAACGCAAAGGCATCCCCAATGAGCCTGATGATGTTCAAGTACACGCTATGGCTTTGCTATGTGAGAATATTTTGCAGCCAATCCGTGATGAGTTTGGTTCATTCATTGTTTCAAGCGGCTTTAGGTCGCCTGAGTTATGTATCGCTGTTGGCAGTAGCATTGACAGTCAGCACGCTAAAGGTCAAGCGGCAGACTTTGAGGTGGCTGGCGTTGATAATTATGAACTGGCTAGATGGATTGAAGCCAACTTAGAGTTCGATCAATTGATCCTTGAGTGTTATACTGGTGGCAATACTGGCTGGGTTCATTGCAGTTATGTAGAAGAAGGTCGCAAGGAAACGCTGACTTACAACAGAAAAAACGGTTATGTTCATGGGTTGAAGGAAGATGGCTAAGTCACCGGCATGGCAGCGCAAAGCGGGAAAAAATCCCAAAGGCGGGTTGAACGCCAAGGGAAGGGCATCTGCCAAACGTCAGGGGATGAACTTAAAGCCGCCTGTATCTAGGAAGCAAGCAAAGAAATCACCGAAAGCTGCGGCTAGACGCAAGAGTTTCTGCGCTAGAATGAAGGGCATGAAAAAGAAACTTACTAGCCGGAAGACAGCGCGTGATCCTAACAGCCGTATTAATAAAGCTTTGCGTAAGTGGGATTGCTAGAGCAAGAAGTCGTATCCATCCAGGATATACTGCGCCAAACAATCAATGACATACGGCTCAGTTAGCCAGCCACTTTTCTCTTTTTCTATTGATGGTATGTGTTTGGGCTGATGGCTTTCGTAGCCGTGTTCTTCAAGAATACGGAATAATCCCCAGCCATTGTTTATCAGGTGGATGTAATAATCATAGGCTATTTCTCTAGCCTCTTGGCGTTGCCTGTCGTTGGTAACGCTGAGTTGCACAACTTTTTCCTGCGCCATGACACAATAACCTTCCCTCGCCGTTGATTATCCATTGGCCTACAAGCAAGTCGTGGGCATTGCCACAATCGTCACAATGCACCACGCTTATTTCTCTGCTGTAATGGCTAGTTTGTTTCTTCTTTGCCATTGATTGCCTTACTCATTTGAGCGTGATCCCCACCCCTTTTGATCAATTCATCTATGCGAACATAGTAACGGTCATTGAACTTCTGGGCTTTGATCTGGCCTTTTGCAATTGAACTGCGAACAAGCCTAGCTTTGCTTGCGCTACCAAACAATATTTCTGCTGCCTCTGAAACAGAATAAAATATCTTGTCGTCAGATGGCTTAGAACGGAACGTCTGTGTCATCTAGCTGCTCCTTTGTCGGGTGATACTTGGCTTGCACAGCTTGGGCTGCACTCTTGAAACCGCCTTGAGAAATATTATCAGCCGGATTGTCAGTGCCTTCATACTCAACCACTTGGCTAATGCTTACGCCAATTGAGCCATCATCATTGATGAACCCTTTTACGCTATAGGTATTGTCACCGCGCAGCGTAATGTCGGCATTTGCGCCATCACGATAAGGCTTCCACTTGTTGTTGGAATAGGCAGCTTTGCCATCATCATTTTTAAACAAACGGATCGAACAAACTTTTTCATACTTTCTCATCATTTACCCCTGTGGTTTTAATTTAGTGTTCATACGGACAAGCATATCTCTAGCGATTTGGTACTTATCTGGATCAGCCGCTTGCATAGCTGCCATTCTGTCTTTGAAGTGACCGCCACCCATGAAATCCAATAACTCTTTATGGGTCTTGGTGTTCTTCAACTTCACATCGATTTCACGCAACAACGCTTCCCACTCGCTAGGTTCAGCAGATTGATCCACTGGTGCTGGTGCAGGACTGCTCTTAATCGCCTCAGATTTGCGCGTGACGGCATCCATCTCATTAGATGAGGCATACTCGCCACCAGCAAGGCCAATGCTGCTCAGTGCGCGTCCTATGGCTGATGTTTCTGCGTTCTCTAAAGCAGATGTGGTGTTGACATGACCTTGGCCTCTGATTTCTTCAGCCATGCCAGAGCCAATCTGGTTGCCGGTGTTGTTAGTAATGGTGGCTTTGATGACAACGCGATGCCCATCATCAACCATTATTTGCGTGTCAACGCCGTAGTCAAGGCCAAGGAAACGTCTGAACGCTTCCATTCGATGCACAACTTGGGTGTATTTCTTACCACCGCGTTGCGTTACGCCATGCGATTTGTTCAATTCATTAACAAAATCCATGACATTGCTAAATTGGTTCTCAGCCATTAGTGAGATGTCCTTTCTATGCCAAGCCTGTCTGCAATCAAATGCGTAAATACAGACAGTGCGGTTTCAAGTGAGGCAACCTTGTCGTTTAGTTGCTCAACGTGCTTTTGAAGATTATCAACGTGCTGCCAAGCTTCGTTGTGTTCGTTTTGCAAGGTAGCCATTTGGGTATGCAAATCTTCAATGTGTTCTTCATTCGTCATGGCCTTACTCCCAAAACCATTTTTGCGATGCGGCATCCCAATCACGATTGTATAAATTTCGATGAAGCATGATCATGCGGTGCATTTTTTCGATAGCATCATCAGCATTTTCTTCTGGTGTCGAGCCATCAGTATCTTTGTGAAAACCAAACCTTAGTTCTTGAGCAATTTCTTTCTGGCAGACTAGAATAAAATCTTCTTCCTTTGGAATTTGCGAATAAACATTTTGTGTATTCCAATCAAAAGGCTTGTCATTAATATCGGTTGCATCTTCAGCCCAGCCGTAATCGGTTGGGTCAAAGCCCATGCCTATATCAAGAATACTGCCATTATATTCCCAATCTCCGACACCCCAGAAAAAAGATATATCTAACGGTTTACTTTTAAAATCACCGTCTTTAATCACCGTTCTTTCAAGGGTGACGCTATCAGCTTCAGGCTCATCGTTATTTCGCTTTTCAAGTTCTGCACCGTAAGCTTCTAACACAGGGCGGCAAAGCCTTTCTGCTTCCTCATCGTGAAACGTAGCAACAGTTTCTATTTCTGTGTGCATATTTTCATCAAACGCATCCATATCAACATGGCCTGTGCCTGTGAATTTGATTTCACCCTGATAAAACAATTCCTTTCTGTACTCTATCCTCATTGTTCTTCTCCCTTGTAGAATGGTGTAGCCCACATAACAAGCTGGCCTCTGCCTGACTTGCCCCTACGTTTGCGATCATCAACCTTTATCAAGCCTTTTTCTTTTAACTGCTTGTATCTTGCGGTGATCGTGCTATATCGATGATGCGGCAGGGCATCCTGTACCTCGTCAGAGATGCACCCTGCTGCACCAAACATTTCAATTGCATCCAGAACCACTTGCTCCATGTAGTTTGCGTCTATGCTTTTAGCCGCATCCTTGCTGGTTTGCGGATCATTACGCCTTGCTAGTTTGTAGGCTGGCGTATCAAACAGATCGACTATTTCACCCTTGTGCATATCCAGCCCCCCACTTCCTTATTGAACTTGGTCTTGATATGACCTTTGCCAAAGGCAGCGTGCGCTGCTGAATGAACAGAATTGCGGTCATCCTTGCTGTAGGCAACGATATAATCGTTAACATCAAGCGATCTCACTGTTTTGATAATGTCGCCATGCTTGGCCTCAGAGAATTTCTTTTCTCTGCCAATAAATTTATTCCATACTCTCAATAGATAATTCATTAGATACTCCATGCCTGTTTAGCTAGTGTTATAATAGATGGGCCATGCCGCCTTGCAATCTCTGTCATGTCCGGCTGGACAAGGCCAAAGAGTGTGCGCCATGAACCGTTAGCGGCCTTCAACAAGTTCTGAGTGATTACCCAGCTTTGAACGGCCTCATTGTAAGCGCGGTTCAGATTAGCCTCTGACAACGCTTCACAATTTTCTGGTGTGCAGATATGGTAGCCTGATCCTGTAACGAACAGCAATGCTGGTGTTTCGCCAGTAGCCTTCCAATAGATTGATTGTTGTACGACTTGCTGCCAAGTGGGTTCGGTCTTTGGCTTTGGTGTGCGCCAAGTTCTTGTGCCGTCCTTCTTGACAGGATTACGCATTGGTAGTGAGCATTTAAGATCGATCTGTGTACCAGCCCCACTAAAATCTTGGTACAACATAATAGGCACATCACTCTTTGGCTCATCAAGCCAACGCTGATGTTCTCCGGCAATTTGGTTTGCGCCTTGGAAAAATTCATTAACACCAGCGATAGAATGAGCCATCATTTCTGGCAACACTTCACGAAACGCATCATATTCTTCTGCGTCCTTGCCATCATCCCAATCACGCGGTTTATATTCATCATACTTAGCCATCATATGTCTGGTGGCTTCAGCAATGGGCATACCTTCTTGCTGCCCAATGATCTCATTATAGTCTTGCAAACCAAGGGCAAGGTTCGCGCCATGCTGCACAGATATGCCAGCCCAAGGTCTAGCTGCCATAGGGAAATTCATTTTATGCTCTTTCCGCAACCACAACTTCAAGAACATTTCATCCTTGGTTGCAGTAGCTCCAGACGCACTGTCATGGTAATATCCCATGTCCTTTAGTGATACAGGTGCTTCTTTCATCATGTCTCTTTCTGTATTAAAACGTATCGTTTTGTTCAATGTGTAAACAATCAGTAGCAAGTAATTGACAGCCTGTCAACACTCAGGCATAAATAAATTATGACGTTAAACGATTACATATCATCAAAGGGTATCAGCCAAGCAAAGATGGCAAGGCGGTGCGGGTTGTCTCGCTCTGCCATTTGTCTTCTGCTTTCTGGCAAGCGGTTCCCCACAGCAGAAACAATGCGCCGGATATTTTTAGCAACTAACGGTGAGGTAAAGCCAAATGATTTCTTTGACCAAGCCATGCAATAAATGCAAGGGCAAAGGTTTCTCTTATGTCAGGGATTACTTTGATCCCACTGAAGTTGTGCCGGAAGATTGCGAATATTGTGATGGCTCTGGTTTGGTATCTGACATAATTCAGCAAGGCGATGGCTCTTTTGCTCAACGATTAGCCAACGACACTTGTGTTAAATGTAACACTTTTCTTGATGGTGCGTTACAATGCAGAACTTGCAAACTTGTTTATGGTGATAAAAATGGGAAAGCCTAAAGGCTTCAAAGCCAAACGTATTATGGTTAAATACGAACCTCTAATTAGCTTTGAATACAACAAACAAAAAGAGCGTGACAAAAAAGCATGGCAAGCTATCTCTGATAGTCTGCCTGATGATGCTTTTGCTGATGATGTTGTGCCTGATGACAATGAAACCTACGGCAAGGTAGATAAAAAACCATTTCATTTAGAAACAGAGATTAGTCACTATGACGGATAGTCGGCAAAAAGGTGCAGCTTTTGAAAGAAGCATAATCAACGCCATCAAAGACAGCCTTGGCGATAAGCTTGTCGAAACGCCGAAGCGCAATCTCTCTCAATACCAAATCAAGGGCGAGGCTGACATACTAATCCCTGGATGGTCTATTGAATGTAAGGCTTACGCTAACACTGGTGGCGTTTACAAAGAAACTTGGTGGCAACAGGCTATCGAAGCTGCTGCAAACACTGACCGTTTCCCTGTTTTGATCTATAAATTTAACAACAGGCCGATCCGCTGCGTGCTGCAACTCATGGCTGTTTGTCGTAATTTCTCTTATGATCCTGATCTTACTTGCGAAATCTCTCTTGAAACTTGGCTTCACATTGCGCGTGAAAGTTATGGGGTTGACAGCTAATTTTGCCTCGATATAATCAGCTTTGCTGCTTTACTGCAATGACACGCGGCAACAATGCACTGCATTGATACTATTCTTTGATAAATTTCTATAAAAAAAAGCACTGCAATGATGTAGTGCATTGCAGTGCTAGTAATGCCACGCGGCATTGAATAGTTTTATTACATTTTTGTCCTTTCTAAATAGTATTTTTCATTCTTTTCTAAAATGGCGTTTCTCTTTAAGGCTTGATGTAACATGATTACAGGCTTTGGGATTTGCCTTTCACCAGATTCATAATATTGATAACAGCGCAAACCAATGCCTAGCCTTTGAGCCATCTTTGTTTGGCTTATTCCTAGCTGCAATCTTTCCAGCTTGATCTTTGTCGTTTCCATAGCTATACCTTTCTTTACCTTTACGGTGTCCTCTTTGCTAGTGGGCTAGGCGGTGCATTAGCCAATTCTGCACCGCCTTTTTTTGCCCTCTCTCTTTTTCTATGCAGCGTCATCTTCCATAAACTCAGGCCAGCTATTGATTGCATGGTCAATGCCATGTTCTGAAATATATTGATGGACATAGTAACGATCCCTGCTTGATGCTGTTTCGCTGTCAATATGAATAAGCAGTTTATCGCCTTGTCCATCCATATCCAGCAGACGCAGCCAGTATTCGCCACTGTCGTTTTGCCATGCAATAATGCTCATATTAAGCATTGCCGCGTCATATGGGCCAGCTATAGCCGATAAATGGCTGATGATTTCTATTCTTTTGTGCTGGTTTTCCAGAAATTTTTGATTTGATTTCTTAGACATAATTTGCCCTCTCTCTTTTGCTAGTTAATTTGAGCAATGCGCGATTGCGCTGCCGCTGTTACGTTAATGATCAAGATATAATCGCCTTGCTCATTTCTCTTATAGGATAAGGCCAAAAGATCGCCAGCTATGGCTTGCTTCTTGATGCCCGATAGACTGACGCGCCGATCTGATCGCATTGTCGTACGATAGAAATTCACGTTGCATGGCGTGCCATCTTGATACTGGCCTTGGATTGTCACTTTATCGCCATTAGTCATTTCTTCCATATCAACACCAAGCAATAACGCAAGCCGCCTGATACTGGAATTTGCATCAATGATATGCTTATCAAGCATTGTTTTGGTCAGTCGTAACGTGCCGACATTTGGCGAAAGGTTTTCAACAATCGCCATTTCTCTTTTTTCTGTTTTGTTAAGCATGGTTTGCCCTCTCTCTTTTGCTAGTTACTGACGGCCTCGTCAGCAGCGACACTATCGCTGGACGCAAGTTGCCTTGCGTTTCGGCCTTTCTCTTTTGCTAGTTAATATTAAAATGATTTTCATCTAGCGATATTGTCATTACATACCCACGCGCATCCTTTAGCCCTACTTCATATACAAATTCGCCATTTCTCTTTATGTCATCGTCTAAACTTGCACATTGATTTATTTCTGACGCGATACCGTTAGCCCATAGGTCAAAAACTTGCGGATTGTAATCTTGATTTTTATCAATCCACTCTTGAATGTGATAGATGCCTTGCTTGTTTACGCTTGCCATTGTCCTTTATCCTCTTGCTAGTGTTATGCCATTGCTGGCGATTTAAGAGCCACTGACAGCCTTTGCGCTGTCAATGGTAGTGTTTTAGCCTAGCCCTATCAATTGAGCCGGTGTTACGCATTGTGGCGCGTTCCAATCATTGACCAAGCCGCAACCTGTCATGATGTTAATAAACAGAAAGACGATCATGAAATTAAACGCGATAAACGCCAAGCCAATCAAAAAACCTTTGATCATTTGTTTAGCCTTTCTCAATGGGTTAAAAACACGACTGGCTTTGATGCTTGCCAGCATAAACCACAAGAGCCGCAATCTGGCACAAGAGTCTCTTCGTCTTTCTTCGCAAGCTTGCCAGTCTCTTTGCTGATTTGCGTAGGACAAAGAAAGGCTTGTTTATCAGCTAACAAGTCATTGCTTCGGCTATCGTCATTAGATAATGCTGCAAAGCTATCAGTATATGAGCCGCTAAACCTAACAGCAAAGCGAATGCCGCAAGCCATGCGTAGTGATAACAAAGCCTCACCAATGGCACGTTCCTTGCTGTCAATCGCGTTATATTGATTAGCAGTATAGCCATAAACGTGCAAAGCTGGGAACATTGACAGCCATTTTGCCCATTGCGCGACATAGGCAACGCTGAAAAAGTCGCCAAGAACGTGCAACCGGACAAGAAAGCCATTCGGATATTTGGCTTGGTAATGCGTCAAATCGGATTCGATTTGCTTCAACAATGCATCATCACCGGCATATCGGGTGGCGTTCATCATGTTATTGCCGTAACAATCAGCCCAATGAATGCACGAAGCCGGACAAGTGGCGCGTTCTTCTAGCGTCAATGTGAATATGGGAAAGCCTTTTAACTGGCCTTTGGTGACGCGCTTGCCAAGCTTTACATTTGTACTTTTCTTAATGGCGCGTTCTGTTTTTGCCATGCCGTCATTAACAGACTTGACGCGCAAGTTATGATAAACAGACTTGCCAGCTAAAACAGCTAATTCAGTTTTGCTTAATGGTTTCATTGTGCCAATTCCTTTTTGCTAGTGTTTTGTCTTATGACAGACCAGCCTTGCGGCTGGTTTCGGCTCATTAAGCCTCTTCAGTGCCATTGATAACGATATGATCAAATTTAAATGACCATGATTGATCAGACCAAGCATTGCGGTTGAAATGATCGTAGGCAGGAATATAACGCCATTCGGTTATATTGCCGCCAACTTGCCATTTTGATTTATAGTTTACCAGCATGGCGCAGCGTGCCTCATTAATGCAAAATTCCAGATCGTCATTGATGCCATGAGGATTAACAGGATTGCCATTGATTGACCGGCATTGCGTCAATGGCATAGACGTTTCTGTTTTCCATTCGCCATTAAGCTTGTATTGGATATGCCAACAATTTTGTTTTGCGTTTGTCATAGTATTAAATCCTTTTTGCTAGTGTTGATTATTTATCGGCAGTGATAAGCATTGCTGCCATGCTGCCAAGGAAAGCCAAGCCGCCAGTCATGAAGACAGCAAGGCTCAAGAGATCATAACCGTTGGCAAGCAAGGCAAAGCTTGCTGGCAAGGCCATGATGAAAACAAAGCCGGTAAACATAAAGGCCAGATCAGTGATTGTTGTCTTTGTCATGATTATGCCCCTAACGCTGTCAAAAGCATTTCATATTTGCCGACTACATTATTATAGCCAAGCTCATTGCAGCGTTTGATCTTGGCTTTGATCACGTTAATGATGCCATGCTTTGCAAGGTCTTCATTTGTTGCGACTACATAAGCAAAGGGAACGCCTTTCAACTTTACAGTCGTTACATGGCTTCTTTGCTTGATGATAAGAGTTGGCTTTGTCATGATTACGCCCCTTTCTTTACTGATGGATGGCATGATTTACCGTCTGATAAACGAGTGACCAAAAACCATTCGTTATGCTCATTAGCTGAAAAGCCAAAATCCTGTTTAAGACTGCCGATCAAAGCCAAGGCTTGCTGTGCGCTGTCGCATTTGGCCTCAATGGTTGGCAAGTCCCACTCTTGTTCTGTGTCAAATTTTACTGAAAACATAATTAATCATCCTTATCTGATTGCTAGTGATAACCCCTAAATAATGCACTGTGTGCATATTGTCAACACTATTAAGCAAAATAATTTATCAGGCATATTCTATAGACGATCCAACCAATGCTTTTATTGCAGCCTGTATATATAAAGGTAACGCATAGCGTGCATCTATACTGTCAACATTATTCATGCTATTTGTTAAAAGTATTCATTGCACGCATTGCATAAAGGCAAGTCAATGATGCAGTGATCAGGCTTTGAATTGGTAGTGATATGGTTTTAAATTGTAGTGAATTGCCATCGCTTGCACGCACAACACAGACAAAGGTTGCGCGGCAATGCAGTGGCAATATATTCTTGCTGCAATGCAAAATGTCAGGCCATGCGGGGGCATAAAAAAAGGGCGATACCCCGCACGATCGCGGCCTCTCATTTCATGTGTTAAATACTACCTTCCAACACACAGCCAGCAGTGAGGTTCTATGGCAAAGTTGACGAAAGTGAAGCAAGAGCAAGTAGA